GCTGCACGGGCTTGGAGAACCAGTCGCCATCGACCGTCGTCTTGTCGTCGCTCGAGACGCCGGGGAGGGCGAACATCACGCACTGGCTCTCCCGCTTCGTCTGGAGCGGGGCAATGGCGTCGACGCCAGAGTGCATCATCAGGGCCATGAGCGCCTCGACGGTCTTGGAGGAGAAGACCGTGTCGTAGTCGATCGCGAGGATCGCGTCGTACTTGTCGATGACCGTCTCGATCGACCGCGTGAGGCACTGCCCGAAGAAGACCCCCGTATGTTTGATGACGGGAATCTGGTGGGGCGTCAGCGCCGAGTGGACGCAGAAGAAATTGTCGGTGAAGCCGAGGCGGGGCGTGCTCATGACGGCACACACCCGCATCTCGGCTTCACAACTACCGACACGAACCAGCACCTGTCGCTCCTTGTGTAGGAGCGGGCGCGCATCCTTGCGCCTTAGCCGGCCGTCATGGCCGTCCCGCTTGTATCGGGACTAGCCACGCACCCAGGTCAGGACGTTCGCGTCGCTCGCGGTCGCGGGCGACTCGGCGGCCCGCGAGAGGCGGCCCGTGATCGCCACGTTGGCGGTCGCGGCCGGTGTGTAGGACACCCGCAGGTAACGCTTCCGAGCCTTCGTGTCGATGTCGAGCTTCACCACAGAGGTCGCGGCGGTGCCGGCGGCGGTGATGGCCGGAACGGTGAACCCGCCGGTGCCGCCGGCCACGAACGCCGTGACGTCGGAAAAGCCGGAGCCGGAGGCGTCCGACTCTTCGATCTTCAGAACGTTCGCGAAGGTCGTCGCGGCGTTGCTGCCGCGGAGCACGGTCAGCGAGCAGTAGTCGTAGCCGATCGTATCGACGGTCAGCGAGGCCGTGGCGGTCGCGCCAACTGCCGCATTCGGGAGTTCAGCCACGACGCGGTGGTTCTGGGAGTGGATCATCTGGATTCTTGCTCCGGGTTAGGGTTGGTTAGGCAGCGGCCGTCTTGAGAGCCACGACAGGGCCGACTTCGCTCGTCGTGCCGAGCGAGTGGTGGTTCACATCGAACCGCATCGTGCCTTGCAGGAGGAGCTGGTCGGTGGTGGCGTACACCTGGTCGAACAGCCGCACCGAGAAGTCACGGCGGCGGGCGTAGATGCTGGACAGGGCCATGTTGCCGAACAGCACCTTGATCTTCGACGCATCGGAGCCGAGCGTGCTGTTCATCACATGCACAAGGCGAATCGGAAATCCGAGAAACGTGTCCCCAGCAGACGCGCCAACGTTCTCGACGGTGTTGCCGCCAGCCGCATACTTGAGGCGAGCGATGCTCGCCGCGTAGCCGGTGGGCGAGACGTAGAAAGCCGCGCCCTGACGGGCGTAGATCGGCAACTTGCCGATGACGTTGAGGAAGTCCTCGATGTCCAGCGTCTCGAAGGAGACGTTGCCGCCCGCGGCCGTGACCACCGAAGCGGTGTGGGCCGCGCCGTTGATCTTGTTGACGATGCCGTTGATCCCGCCGTACTCGCTGGTGCCATCACCGAGCCACCCGCAGAGGTCGATTTTGTAGGCCAGGCTGGTCGCGAACTCGGTCGCGACGGCGTCGGCGAGCGACACCACGCCGGCCGTATCCTCGACCACCTCGGACGACATCCGGCAGCCCACGGCGAGCTTCTTCGCCACCAGGCTGACGTTCGTGTAGGTCGGCTCGCTCTCGGTGATGCTGGAGCCTTCGCCGACGAAGTAGGCCGTCGTGCCGGTGAGCCGCTTCGGGATCACCATCGTGTCGCGGGACATCGACACGTTCTCGGCGGCGCCGGGGAACGTACCGTAGGTTTCGGTAAGACGAATCACGCGAGCCGCGAACTCCTCCGGCACGAGACTTCCGCCGGCCGAGTTGCTGCCCTCGTTCAGAGCACGAGCCTCGACGCCGTGCTCACGGCACCACCGCAGGTCGTTCTCGTTCTTGAACACGGTGGCCTTGATCCACCGGCCGCAGCGGTAGGCGCTCTCGACGGCGTCGGGGCCGTCGTTGAACGCCCGGAGGGTCGTGTGGTGGGGGTTGATCGCCCGAATCTCGACCTTCTTGGGCTGCTCGGCGACGGGGGCAGGGGCCGCAACTTCGGCGGGAGCGGCCTTCTCGACCACCGCACGCAGTTCGGCTTCCTTCTTGGCGAGGGTGCCCTCGAACTCCAGGTCGGACTTCACCGCGTCGGCTTCCGTCGACAGCTTGCGAAGTTCCGCGGTCTGCTCCTCCGAACGCTCGGCCACGTCAGCCAGTTCGGTCATCCGGGCGGCGATCGCCGCGGCACGGTCCTGAAGTCGCTTGAGGTTGCTCGCCATGATTGGCCTTGCTCCTGGTTGAGCCGGCCAAACGCGATGTGCGGCGGCCGGCGGGTGTATTGCCCGCAAGCACGCCGCGACAAGAATCCTCAAGTCGCTCGCACTGCTCCTCACGAAATCCTTCGTGAGGCTTATATCTTGTAATGTAGGCTGGGACTTACTTCGCGTGCAAATGAGTGGAGAGCATCACGCTCTTCAGCGCCGCGACCTTGCCGACGTAGTCGACGCTACGATCGCTCGCTTCCATCTGCTTCACCTTGCGCGCCGCCCAGTTCTTCGCTGGTGTGCCGCCCCACAAGAGCCACGCGACGAATCCCGGCTTCTCTTCGCCGGATTTGTCCCACCCAGGCGACTTGCTTGCCGACTCATGTCGCGAGAACCACGCATTCATCTCGCGTACCCAGTCTGGATTCATCTCCTCGCGCCGAGCGAGGCGGTTGGCGCGGGCGACCGTCTCCGGCTTCAGGCCGTCGCCGCTCTTGCCTTCTTCGTGCAACTTCAGGCCACGCTTCGCCGCAGCGGCCATGCCAGCCGTGGGCTTTAGGTTCACAGCACGCTCGTCCGGCATACTGTCGATGAACGCTGGCACTTCGCCCATGATGCCACTGGCGGCGACGAGTTCGCTCATCTTCTTGGCGACGAACTCATCGGACTCCTCCCAGTAGCCGTCCTCGTGCTCGTACTTCCGAACAAGCACGGCCGGGTCATCCGGAGTCGCCTCGATCGGCTCCTCCGAATACTCGCCCAACTGGCCCTCCTCCATGACGTGCTCGACGCGGCCAACGCCGCCGTCCCACGCCACGAAGTCGCCTGCTGCGTACATCACCGGCGCGGCTCGTTCTTCGGCCGGAACAGGCTCCGCAGTATCTTCGACCACAGGGCTATCCGCTCGCTGCTCATTGACCATCTCCAAGGCACGCTTGCTAACGTAAGTTTCAGTGGCAAGGTAGGCCGGCGTGTCCACCGGGCCGGCGTCCCCAAGGAACGAAAACTTCTTGATACGGCGGATCATCCGCCCGGCGGCGTCCCGCTGCCACGTCTCGTCCTTGGGAGAGGAACGGAACGCGAAGCTCGACCCGCGGACGTCCCCGCGCTCGATGAGTTCGACGACGTCGGCGGCGGCCCGCGGCGGGTCGATCTCGTACCGCAGGCCGCGCTCGTCGACCAGCAGCCGCATCGTGCCGCTTGACGTCCGGCCGATGACACGCTCGTGGTTGTATTTGCCGAAGACGTCTGGGTTCGTCTTCATCACGTCGTCGAACGCTCCGCGTTCCACGATCTCGACAAACCCGCCCAAGTCCTGCGACTCCGATTCAAAGACGGCCGCGTACCCGCGAATGACCGTACGGCCATTCTCGTTTTCCTTGACTTCAAGCCCCGGCACCTCGCCGATCAGGCGTCGCTCAAGTTCGCACGATCCGTCCATGACTTCGTGACCTCCTCATACGGCCGCCCGGAGCGGTGGCACTCCAGCAGCAAATTTCTCGACTCTTCCATCCACCCGTGTACGAATGCGTCGATGTCGCGGCCAGTCGCCTTGGCGGCGTCCACGAGTTCCGTCTTCATCCGCTGCTCGTGGGCCTCGAACCAGGCGGTGATCTTGGCCGGCTTGCTGCGCCGCTCCACGATGCCGTCCGCTTCGATGGCCGCGAGGCGTCGGAGCGTCGTGCGGAAGAGCACCTCGGCTGCCGACCGCTCGCCGGATGTTGCGGCGTCACCGGGCGTCGGGCCTTCGTTGCCGTCCGCGGCCGGCTGATCCGGCGGCAGCGGTGCAGTCTGCGGCTGCGTCGCGCCGTTCGGGTTATTCACCGTAAAGGCGTCGAGCAGTTGCATATTGACCTGGACGAACCGCTTGCTGCCCAGGCCGTCGGGGAGCGGGTTGTAGCCGATCTGGCCGCGAATCTCGTCGACCGAGAGAACGCCCATGTTGAACATCTCGCGCATGAACTGGCTGCGGGCCTGGTAGTCGCCGGCCATGAGCGACGAGACGTCGAACTCAACGAAGTAGTTCTGGTCGTCGGTTATTAAGTCGCGCCGGCAGGCGAACTGCCAGCGCCGACAGTGCGGAATCAGCGAGAACGTCGCGAAGTCGATGGCACCTTGTTCCACCGTCGAATAGCGGACGTTGGTCAGGTCGCCAAGCAGGTGCAAAGGCACGCGGTAGGCTCGGCTGATCTCCTCTACGGCGTAGCGGCGTGTGGCTATCAGCTCGGCGTGCTGGTTGTTGACCGGATCACTCTTTTTGTGAAATCCGTGCGGCATGACCACGGTTTTGAACGCCTTGTCGGGGCCGCGATGGGCGTCATCCCACTGCTGCTTGAACCGCTGGAGCGCCTCGGGCTTGTGGGGCTGATCGGTTTCGATGTAGGTGCCGCTCGTGGCTCCATTCCCAAAAAATGCTGACGAGTGCAGCTCTGTCGCCCTCGCCAAGGCGATCGCGTCCTTCGATAGAGTCGTCGGGACGTAGCCCGTCACGCCGTCGCTCGAGAGCCACCGCAGGTGGAAGACTTGATCCTGGCGATACAACGACGGCGTCGGCTTGCCGTCTTCTGTGTATTGGTACTGAAGCCGGCCATTTTCAAGCCGGACGACCTTCATTCGCGAGGCGTGCAGCGGGATCAATTGATCGACCGCGCCGCGTCGGCCTGGCTTGATCAAGCAGTAGCCGTTGCCCCAGAGGAGCATCTGGCTCATCATCCACTCGCGCCACTCGAAACTCGTCATCCAGTCGTTCGGCTGGTAGGCGAGCACTTCCTGGAGCGGCTGGTCTTCGGCAATCTCCTTGCCGCCGCCGGGGATGCGGCGGTAGAGGTTGAACGGCATCGACGCGATCGACTCAGAGAGCACGCGGACGCAGGCGAGCACCGCGCTGCATGAGAGGCTGCTCTCGGGAGAGATCGTGACGCCGGCCGCCGTCTTCTGGTTGCCGATGATCTCCTCGAACACGCGGGAGAGGCTGTACCGCATCTCCATCAAGTCTTCGACGTCGGCGGTTTCGTCCACTAAAACACCACCAATTCAGGGTCAGTTTCGGGGCCGTGGAGTTCGCCGCTGGCAATGCCGAGAGCCATGATCAAGGCCACGGCGGCGTCGATTCGGTACGTCGAGCTGGAATGTTGCTTTGTAGGCTTTATGTTCCCGGCGTCGTCGATCTTCACCTGCACGTTCGACATCTGCCACGCGAGGATGGGGTTTGCGGCGTGCCGCAGTTTTTGGCCTAAAATCAGCGTATTCAAAAACTTCGTCGGCGCGCTCATCGACGCGAAGCCTTGACCAAAAGGCTTGACGTCGATGCCCTCGGACGCGAGTTGCGTCGTCAGGTGCGTCGCATTCCACATGTCAATAGCCACAGCCCGAACCGCATTCTTCTCGCAAAACGAGAGAACGTAGTCGCGAACAACGTCGTAATCCGTGATATCGCCTTCTGTAAGTGTAACAAAACCATCCTTCGCCCATTGCCGATACGGCACCCGATCGGTCTTCGACGCTTTCTCAGCGTTCTCCTCGGGGATGAAGACTTGGCAGTGAATGTCGAACGTGCCATCCTCGTCGGGCCACACTGCGACGAACGCCGTCGTGTCCGAGGTACTCGACAAGTCGAGGCCGCAGTAGGCGACGCGGCCGGCAGTGGGCCGAAGGGGGCCGTTGTTGGCCTCCCACGCGCCGTGTCGCAGCCACTTGGAATCCGATTGCATCCACTGGTTCAAGTGGAGCGTCCTGAAAACAACCTCCTCGGCCGGCGACTGCTTCGCCCGCAGGCTCATCTGATTGAAGTAGTCCGGCTTCAGCGTCACGCCGTAGTTCGGGTTCGCCATCTTCCACGTTTCTTCGATGAACGGGTCGGCGTCGGGCGGCGCCGCGTAGATGCAGGGCAGGAACGTGTCGTCCTTGAGGACGCCGTCGCGAATCTTCTCGGCCCGCTGCCAGTCCTTGTAGCACGGCCCCTGCATATCCGTGCCGGCCGTCGTGATGTAGACGGTGAGCGGCTGGGATCGCGCACCCATGCCCGTCTCCAAGACGTCGACCAGCTCGCGGTCTGGGAAGACGTGATATTCGTCGATCAGCACACACGATGGGTTGTAGCCGTGTTTCGTGCCGGCCTCGGAACTAATGCAGAACATCGACGCATTCCGCTCCGGCACGACGATGCTGTTGCGGTAGACCTTGGCTCGTCGGGCCAACGAAGGGCAGGATTCGAGCAGGTGCTTGGCCGCGGTGTGCAGGAGGCTGGCCTGGGAGCGGTCGCCGGCCGCGACGATCACCTCGGCCCCGATGTCGTCGCAAAAGGCCATGTAGAGGCCGAGGGCGGCAGCCAGTTGCGTCTTGCCGTTCTTGCGGGGCAGGGCGAGCAGGGAGGTGCGGTATTTCCGCAGGCCGTCTTCTCGTTTCGTGTTGAGCAGGCGGTCGAGGTACTCGTCCTGCCACGGCTCCAAAAGAAACTGCTGCCCCGCGAAGTCGCCGCGGGAATGCTTGAGGAGCGCGATGAAATCGCGGATGTCAACCACGCTTGGCGAGCAAGGCGTCCATCGGGTCGTCGACAACCTTCACCGCCCCGTACCCGAGGCGGGTGCGGTCGGCCGGCGTCAGACCGAGCACGGTTTCGAGGTGCCGGAGCATCTCGCCAGACTCCTTGAACTGGGTCGCCATTCCGCAGGGCCGGACGAACCGGAGGCTACCGTCGGTGTTCGTCACCTCGACGTAGACGGCATCCATCTCCTGGAGCTTCTCGGCGGCGAACTCCCAGATGACGTAGGTCGCTGCGTATCTGGCGATCACGGCCTCGTCGGATTCGGCGAGCGTGCCCATGTTCGTCAGCCAGGTGACGACGTTCGCGAAGATTTCCTTGGCCCGAGGCTTCAGCCAGGCCGGCGGCTCGAGCGGGGCGGACGGGGCGGCCCCAAGTTCCTCGCGGTTCTTGGCGTGCTTCGATCCGCGGAGCGTCAGGATATGCTTCGGCGTTGGCGGTCGGCCCTTCATGCCTCTTAGGGTACGGGCTGCGGTGTCGGGGCCGCAAAGGAGTCGGCGCGTTTTCTCCAGTTTTGTCCAGAGGTCTGCCCCTAGGGA